ATAAAATTCTAAATCTTCTTTATCATACTCTGTAAATTTAGATAGAACTTCATAATCAACTTGTTTCATCTCAAATGTAAAGTTTCAATTTGTCTTGGATCAGTTCCATAACTTTCAAGAAGAGAATATAACTCAGCCTTTCCCTGTTCGGTCATATAATATCTATCAACATATTCTTCTGATTCTAAATTACTGACGCTAAAATGTTTTGAAACTAATTCAAGCAACCACTGTGGATATTCCATCTCTTTTCTCCCTTTAACATAACGAAGCCACTGCTTCCCTTTTGGTAAAATATCAATATACAATCTATATAAATCTTTTGGTGATATTGGATATTTCTGAATTTCATTTACAAAATCTACCCATTCCACCTTCATAGATAAGAAACGATTTATCATATAATTTGACCAAGTTTTCTTATCTCCTTCTGTTAGAAATTCCCAATAATTTTTATTCTGAATCTCCGTCAGATTTTTTAGGTGATGAAACAGATTCTTGCTTTTTATCTTCTTTTTTTGGTTTATCTTCCTTCGGTTCTGGTTTTTTCTTGTAATCGGTTTCATAAAATCCTGTTCCTTTAAATATAACTGCGGGTTTTGAAATTTTCCTTCTCATTTCAGTTACCACTCTTTCAATACTATAAAATGGTAAACTTTTTAACTCTACACAATCAGGGCAGTCTGGAGCCTTATCATCTACTTTCTGTAAAACTTCTTCTTCGTGTCCACAATTAGGACAAACATACTCATAAATCGGCATCCTCAGTCTCCACTAGATTTTTATATATCTCCATAATTTCTCCACAACTACCACAAGAATAAACTTGAACTGGAACTACAGCTTCTTGTCCTGTCGGTGACATTATTGGCGATATTCTCTTAATAATATATGTAAGAAGAAATACATTGTTATTGCACTTTTTACATTCCAAAGTCTCTGCCTTAGATATATCTACATTAACTTCAGAGTTTGATGATTGTGTTAATTTCTGCATTATTTTATTACCTCATCTCTTAAATTATTTAATCATATCAGCAATGGTATCCGCAACCAAATCTGACTTCTCATCATCTATTGCATGTAAATCAGCTAAATAATGCCCGAATAAATGTCGGGCTTGATAAACATCATCACAGTCTAGATCATTTATTCTAACTTCACCTGGTGGATCTGTTACATCACAAGGGTCTGTTGGTAATGCTTCTCGTATTGTTTTAGGTTTCGGTATACTATATACTTCAAATAACCGTTCAAATTCATTTTTTACTGTTTGATAATTACTCATTGCATTCCTCTATATAATTTCATCTACTAATCCATATTCAAGACACTTTTTGGCATCCCAAAGTAAATCATGTTTCAATATTTCATCTAATTCTTCTGTTGGAACTTTAGTATGTTCTGTATATACAGTTCTAATAGTTTCCATCATCAAATCTAAATTCTTTTTCTCATCCTCTATTTCAGAATACTTTCCCCACAATTGTGAAGATAATTGATGAATTAACATATATGAATTTTTACTCATAAATCTTTTCTTGCCTACTACTGAAAGAAATGTAGCTGCACTTGCACAAAATCCATCTACAAAAGTGTATACAGGAACATTACATCTTGAAATTGTATCCATAGATGCAATACCAGCAGTGATTGAACCTCCACCTGAATTTATAAATAATCTAATTGGTGGTGGATCAATTTCTAATACATTAGATACTGTAAGATGTTTTGCTTCTAATTCACTAAGTTTGTGATTTAATTCAACTACCGTTTCTCTATTCACTCCAGAATAATAATATATTTTATTTTCATAAACTGAAATATGTTTTTCTTCACCTGGTTTTACATTTTTCTTTGGTGCCGGATTTTTTTCTCCCCAATATTCTTTCATTTTATTGCTCCTAATAGTTCTATAATCATAGCCATAGCATTAATCTCTTTATCCACAACTTGTGCATCTGATAATTCATACCTGGCAATTATTAAAATACATTCTGCTACATGACCCTTACCATATTCATCTACCTTATCATATAACAACCTAAATAAATCTGCAAAATCTTTAACTTGATTGTCTGCTAACAATTGTCTTGTATTTCTAAAAGCGTTCTTCTTATCTTGTGTCTTTAATATTTCAAGTACTTTTAATTTATAATCCCTCTCTAACAAACTCTCTTTATCTATCTTAACAACTCCATCTACTACCTGTCGTTGAGCAGAATTAATTACTCTACGAATATCTGGATAACCTGAATCAATCACCAATTTCAAATCCTCAAGTTCATATCCTACACTTTCTTCTCCCAGAATTTCTACCAATCTTTTCGCAACATCTGGTTTAGATGGTGGTGTTGTCTGAAACAACTGACACCTACTCTGAATGGGATCAATAATTCTCTCAACAAAATTACAAGTTAAAATGAACCTACAGTGTCTACTAAATGTTTCCATTAAGTTCCTTAGTGCAGCTTGTGCATTAGGAGTTATATAATCACACTCATCAAGAATTACAATCTTCAATTCTTTAAACCCAAGTGTTGACGCAAACATCTTTACTTTATTTCTGATTGTATCTACATTATTTTCATCACTCGCATTAATATAAATAGAATCACATTCAATATGATTAACAAGTATTTTAGCAATAGTGGTTTTGCCTGTACCTGGTTTTCCATAAAACAAAAGATGTGGTAAGTCACCATTCTTAAGATACAAAGACACCTTACTCTTAAGATGCTCGTTCCCAATATAAGTATCTAAAGTGGAAGGTCGATACTTTTCAACCCACAAATAATGGGATAATTTATCAGTCATTCCTCTTTCTCCAAATCCACGTTGGTTCTCCAAATAACCCCGCTCTATCAGGCAATATATATTCGGGTTTTCTATTGGCTACTTCTGTTACTTTTGCAGTCCCAACTCCAATACAATTGGGTCTTTTTGCCATCTCATAACCTATACAATCGTCATATTGACTGTCAGGAAATGTATCTAAAAAATCATTCATTGGATCACAAATAGACAACCATCCTTTTTTTCTACCTTTACTGGCTGCATTTACATCACTGATATTGACTAATAAATATCCACCTGGCTTCAAAGTTTTCCAAATATTTTTTAATGCTTTATGTAAAAACAATTCATTCCAACTTTCTATATCTTTATACCTAACCCAACTCTGAGTTTTATCATAACTGTATCTCTCAACATTAAAATATGGTGGACTTGTGAATACTAAATCAAAGAAACTTTCATATTTACTCAAATCTACATCCTCTGCTGGTTCACACATAAAATCTGACTTTTTAGGTTCTTCAAAAAATCCTAAATGTTTATTGTAAAACTCGGCCTGTTCTTCGTATATAGGATGGTTCTCTTCTCTCGGGTCAATACCAAGATAATACTTCCCAGTATTAGATGCGTAAAATCCAGCCAACCTATCTCCCCAACCCATACTAAAATCAAGAATATTTCTTGCTTCATAAAAATCATAAATTGCCTTGGCAACATTTGGTTTGAACTGAGAACAGATATACTTACGAAGTGCAATACAAGACCTTAAAGTTCCTCTACTTACTTTTTCTACTTCCAATGTAAAAAGTGATCCTAACAATGTGTACATAAACTTCGGATTGTTCCAAGTTCTAAGAGGTCCTGGTGAAATTGTACCATCAACAGACCATCTATTTTTTTGTTGAAAATAATTACTCGCACTATTTCCAGTGTTGATTCGCCTAACTATCTTATTACCAAGAGGCCATTTATAATCAGACCTAGCAAACCACTCACTTTCAATTGTAACATCATACCAATGAGTTGCTTTCAATTTCATGAAATCATTGTAAGCCTGTTTTTTAGATATTACTTGATACGGTGGTTCATAGTCAGCCAAAATTTCTACAAGTGAATCTTGTATGTCGTGTCTCTCGAAATTCTTTTTTATATAATTCCACTCTTCTTCATCAATATAAATGTAAGGCTCCATATTTCTAAATTTATCGAAATATGTTAAATACATTAAACTGGATCCTGAATCGCCACCAAATAATAAGTTACATCATAATCATCGACTTTGAAATTTATTCGAGATAGTCCCTGGTCACTAACTTCAAAAGTTGCACTCTCACATTCCTTATTAGCTGAAAGAACTTCTCTAAAAAGGTCTGCATTAAAAAATATCGTATCTATTACATCATAAGTCTCTGTTGAAACCGGTAGTGTAACATGATTTGTATTAATTTCGGCATATCCAATCACAAGTTTTACACCAACATCATCTGTAAGAACAGCAAAATAATCTGTGTCTGGTAATGCATTCTTTCCTGCAATAAACTTGTTTATAAAAGTTGAATCCACTTTAATTTGAACTTGAAACTCAGGCAATTTTTTAAGATCGGGTGGTCTGTTTATAACAGACAAATCAGATAACATAAAATTAACTGAAGCATTGTCATCAGACACCTTTAAAGATACTACCTTATCTCCAGATTCTTTATGTTCTAATGTAATATTATCTGAGAGAACTCCCAGTAACCTAACCAATTGATCTGTATTGTATACTCCAAATTCGCTGTTACCAAAATTCCAATTTTCCAAAGTTAATTCGCCGAGTAAAGATTTATCTCCTGTTATAAATCTGGTCGACAATGTATTATCACTAATTTCCAATACAACTGAATTTACATTTCCACTCAAATGATATTTGTCAATGAATCTTGTAAATGTATTTTTATCCATAACCATTCTCCTTAATTATAACCATATATACATATATATTGGTTGGGGTTTCTAAAATCAAAAAAATCTTTCTATTGTTTGCTGTTTATCTACTGGGTCGCCCCATTTCAAACTTTTATAGAACATATCAATTTTTTTCTTTAACGATTGTTTATAAATTTTATTATAATCTATATTTTCTTTGATGAACTTTATAATTTCTGGTGGATCTTCATGCCCCCTATAAGCAACCACTTCAATTCCAAGTTCATTATTCTTCATATATGACCACCGAATTTTATCTCCGTTATTTATGAACATATATTTATCATCTCTTTTGTAATGTTTTAACAAATCATTATATCTGACTGCTGCTTTGACGTGAACTGGAGCTCCTTTCTTAAAGGTTGTGAGAATAGATCCGTTTTCTTCTCCTTTTCTAGCATACTTCCTAAGTCCTTTTACACCAGTTGGAGTTGCTATCTTATCTATATTCATTAATTTCATACTTTTCTTAAAATTAATAATTCTATCATCTATTTTATCTTTCGGTACATCTGCCAAAATATCTTCTAAAACATCAGATAATAATTTTCTAAGAGCGGGTGGAAAATTACTCCTAACTGTATCCAATCCCTTTACAAGAATTTTATTTACTTTAACTCCATTATCATTTATTATTCTCATCCCATATCGTTTCTTAGTAACAAACAATCCACTCTTAGCTATGACCTCTTGTTTAATTTGAAATCTGTGTGTGTCCAAATTACAAAAGTTTTTGGCGAAATGATTGTAAGAATCATTTATAAACTCCTGAACATTTTCTGCAACATCTAAAATTTTCTCTGAAATCATAACATCACTTTTAATACCGACAGTTGGATATTTTTTTTCTATTAATGGTAATGCTGGAGCAAAAATACTATCAGTATCTATATAAATTACATAGTCCTTAGATGTTCCAAGTTCTTTATTGTAATAGAAATTCACAATTTCCTTACTGTATTTAATAAGAGATTGGCCGGTTTCAGTTGTAGCAGCTGCATTATCTAAATCGTAAAACCTAAAAACGGGCAATCCCAATACTCCATACATAGAATTTAATAAAATCTTTTGTAAGTGTTGTCTCCGATTAAAATATAAATACTTTTCATTATCTTCTTTTTCTGCAAATTTTTTCATTAATTTTCGATATTCCACTCTCTGATCAAACCAAGTTTCTAATAATGCTGGTATCAATCCTCTCTTGTCTGTTCTGTAAAGAATTCCATTCGTAGAAATTGAAATCTTATTGTCATCTAAATATTTTTTTAATTTAGATTCACTTGTACTTCCTTTTAATTTACCATCTTTAGTATGTGCTGTATATGTTTTTTTCTCACCCCTAATAAATTGTTTAGCATTCCACCCTTTCACTTTACCAATTTTAGTTTCTGGAGATATATTCAAACTCATAATTGTAGATGGATACATTGAAGTAACATCTAAATCATAAATCCAATCGTGTTTTCCTTTCTGTGGCTCTTGTACATAAGCACCAACAAACTTAACCCCTGTATCCATTTTTTCTCTGCCCTTTGGATCTTTATTTGGTGCTACGATATCCAATCTTTTAAGATAAGTTAAAATCGCCCCTTCCAAATATCGACTACTATGATAAATGTCTTCATACGGACAGTGCCCCATATGACATATACCTCTACAAATTTCTATAAAATCTAACTTATCATCTAACTTCTTAATAATTTCAACATCATTAATATTATATTCAACAAACTTCTTTAAATCATTTTCATATAAATCATTTAATGTTCCAGAATATGGAATTTTCTTTACACCAACTTCGTTCTCACCTATATCATCTAATCTATAGGAAGGTTTTCCTCCAAATGTAAACTTCTTATAAAGACTTAAATAATCAAGACACGATACTCCTGCTATCAAATATCTATTTTTATACTTACTCCAATGTACCTCTCTTATAGGAGATAATAAATTTGCAAATTCATTTCCAAGAACTTGAATTGCTCTATTATAAAGATATGGAATATCAAAAAAATCTATATTCCATCCAGAAAGAATTGTAGGAGATACTTCAAGGTATTTTCTAAAAAACCCAGATAATAATTCTTCTTCAGTTTTAAATGTTTCTATAATTCTATTTTCTTGAACATCTATATTTAATTTATTGTCTGGATCTAATACAAAACAACTATATTCATCCATAATTTTATCATAAAATGCTATTGAAGTAATCTTGTTTTCCGCCTTACTAACATTTGGAAACCCCTCTGTAACTTCAACTTCTATATCTATAAAAGCAACTCTATGTCCTTCTGAAACTTCATCCGAATCTGTATATATATCTACTAACGCCCTTATCTCTGCATTAACATCACTCTCGTGAAGTCCTGGCTGGTCATTATCCCACTTATAAACTTTATTTAATCTATCACCATATAATGAAACATATCTTCCATTTGAATTTTTCACATAAGCATACCTCTTGTGTGGCAAAACAAGATAGCCTTTTTTATCATCCCAAATATGTATTTTTTTTCTGAAATTATCGAAATAAATATTCTGATACATCTATAACCTAAATATAGATTAAAAAATGAAACACAGGGGAAATATTTCTACTTCCCCTGTTACATTTCATTTCTTTTTGCTTGTTAGAAATTTACAGTAATACCTGCATTAAAGTATCTTGGTATTCCAAGAAATACTTCTGCGTTATGAGCTGCGTGAGTTTTATCTCCGTAACTATTGTATTGACTGTGATCTACTGCATCCTGCACATATACAGCATCTAATGCGTTAAACATATGAGCAAATGCCTGTAGATTCAACCCACCGATTTTTGGCAAATCGTATGTAGCATGTAAGTCCATCCTAGAAAATCCAGGTGCCTGCCATACTTGTTCTCTATCAGCGTCTGCGTCTGAACCATCATACTCTCTTGCATTAGGACTCCAATCTGCATAATTGTCATCATACACATTGAACGAAGATTGCAATCTAAGTCCTTTTATTGGTGTTACTGTAACACCTACAACATAAGCTGTCTGAGGCATATCACCTACAAACAAACCATCAAGTGCGTAAGAATATGGAGTGGTTGTCTGTCCAACAACCTGACCTTGTTCATTATACTCATCTTCCTGATAATTACCATCTGCATCACCAACAAAAGTCCAGTTTCCAAGACTTACTGCGGCATCCAAACGAACCATATTGGTAACATTAGTAGATGCCTCTACTTCAACACCTTTATGATTCTGGTTTATACCAGATAAGAAGATAACATCAGTATCACCTGAACTACCTTGTCCACTCGTTACAGCTTTGGTAAGGTTTCTATCTTTCCAATCTGTATTGTATGCACTGACTTTAACTGCCAGATTTCTAGCACTGTAATTCACTCCAGCTTCTGAACTGACAAACTGTTCATTTGCCGGGTCTGAAGCAACTGTTCCATCAAAGTAAATCACGTTATCCATAATAGGTGGTTTTTCCACAATACCGAAGTTACCGAAAACACTAACGTTATCTGCAACATCATACATTGCTCCACCTTTGAACTGAGTAGTAATAATAGGATCACCGTGATCTATAACTTCATCTGCAACAGTGAAATGGTCTTGGTAAGTATAAGCAATGCTCGATACTCCACCCATACCATATGCTGAAAGTGGACCTGAGGAATATGATCCTTGTAAGAATCCACCTAACCAATCAACTGTAGTTTCATTGTGATAAGCAATAATATCACCTAACTCAACATTTTTACCATCAGGTGCATTATCATCAGCAAAATCCACATAGAAATCACCACCAAGTAAATCACGAACTTCACGTGCATGTTCTATACCTGCAGTACGCCAATCTATACCCGCCTGTAATTTAAGTGCATCACTTAAATCTAAGTTGAGTTTAGAAATAACACCAATCGTATTTTGACGATTAATACTGTTCCTCAAAATACCTACTGATTGACCAGATTCTCTACTAATAGCTCTCTTATCAACATATACTACTGAATCTGTGCCAGAGTTCATAGCAACAAGAGCATTCCAATCACGAGTCCAGGGACCACGACCATAATAGAACTTATAATCATCATCACCTAAGTTACCATCAGCATCTAAGGTAGGAATCCTACCATAAGTACCAGTTCCACCTCCTGAACCACCACTCCAATAAAAGACTGAACTCAGTCTTGTTTTGTCATTGATAGTTAAGAAATGGTTAAGGTTAACCAATGGTTTGTGAAAGAAGTTCTCTCTTTCATTTAGATAGTTAGGATCGTGTCTAGCAACTGTATTGGCTCCATACATATACCAATATTGTTTACCCTCATAAGACGGGTCAATTGGTGACCAGTTCTGGTTAAATGTTCGTCCAACATCTTTGAACTGACCATCTTCACCAAGAGCTGTAGCGTCATATCCTTCTACACTTTCAGCAAACTCGGCATCGTATGCGCCAAGATTCTGTTTGTATAGATTCTGACCATGACGTTGTGGTGCACCGACTGCATATAATTCGAATCGGTTCTTTTCATTCAGTGCGTAACTTGCACCAAAGTAATATGCCCAAGCATCTGTCCACGTCTTGTCTATGACACCATCACCTGTCTTTCTAACACCAGTAAAACTGAAAGCGAACTTGTCCGCTACCAACCCAGTGTTGTAATTGAAAGTTGATTTCAGGAATCCACCTGCTCCAACTTCCTGTTTGTATTTACCACCCTTTTCAAGAGCAGCAGGATCTGTTATGATGTTCATAGTTCCACCAATAGAAGGTGCAGCTAAATTAACAGCACTTAATCCACGTTGCATCTGGATGGATTGTGCAACATCTGCTACACCATCCCAGTTAGACCAATAGACCCAACCATTTTCCATATCATTCTGTGGAACTCCGTTAATCATTACCGCAATATTCCGTTGGTTAAACCCACGAACATTGATACGTGCATCTCCTGCTCCACCACCCTGTTGAGTTGCATATACACTCGGAGTAAGATTAAGAGACATTGGTAAGTCTTGTGAACCAAGACGAAATTCAATCTCTTCCTTTCCTACCGTAGTATAAGCAACAGGTGTTTTTTCATCTGCCCTCGAAGCCAAAACCTCAAGTGCAGACATCTCTAATGCAGATACTGAAAGGGAGAAGTCTACGGCACTTACCGCTTTCCCCTCCGCTACATCAACCTCTACTGAAAGAGATGCATATCCAATTGAAGAAGCTGTAAGTGTATAAGAACCTGCATCTACCTTGATAGAATAAGCACCATCTGCGTCTGCAGCGGCACCCAAATCAGTTCCTTCTACTACAACATTAGCTCCAACTAGGGGTTTACTCGTTTCTGCATCGGTAACTGTTCCCGCAACTGATTGTCCCCAAAGAACAATCGGCATAAAAAACACCGCCAATGTAGAAATTAAGTTACGATTCTTCATAATCGTCTCCTTCATTGTTTTATTGAAATGACGCATTTTTCAACAGGTGCGTCAACTGCCTGTTTTTCCCACGATATTTCTAAATTTCACATACATCATTATTACAAAATTTTTCAACCACTGCCTCACTTCCCTTAATCTGTCTAAAAGATAAATATTTAAGTTTTGACATCATCGTGTCATATTTTTTCTTGTCCACTTCTTCATATGGCATTTGTGCATAAGCCCCTCCATTCCTTCTCGGTAATAGAGAAATCCCCTTTAATTGATACTGATAAATATCCAAAACATGAGACAAGTCTCTTTTCTCTGTTTCTGGATCAAAAGTAACAGTACAACTAACTTGATTGTCTGCCCAATACTTTTGCATAAAAGCTGCCAAACTAAATTGTTCCCATACTGATAATTCCTTAGAAGTTCTTATTCCTTTACCAACATCGACTGGAACTTCCACCACTACCGTAGTATCCTCTGAACCAAATGCTGGTTCTATCTTATATCCAGAGGCCTCAAGTGGTTTAAGTAAAGGACTGTATTTTGATAATCTTATTCGTCTAATATATAATCTACTTTCTGGATAATGTAGTCCTGGAGTAGCACCTGCTAATAGTGAAACAGTACCACTTGGTTTTACGGAAGTAGTCTTAATAGAACGGGGGGTTGCGAACCACTCACTATAAACCTTGTCCCAATCTTGAATTACATTATATCCATCCATTAACCACGTTTTCAGTTCATCTATTCCTTTGTAAGTTATAAATTGTGCAATACCACTAACACTACAACCAATTCTACGATTTCTTAACATAACACGATTAGTTTCTGGCCAATGAGTCTTTCCGAGTGTTACTGTCTTAGCATACAAATAGGCATATTTAAGTGTTCTTTTAAACTCTTCCAAATTTTCATGACGAAACGGAAATGTTTCTACAAGACAACATAACTCATATGACTCTAATGTCTGTTCTAAACACGGATTGCCACCTGCTGCTCGTGTATCATAACCATTTGGTTCATCACACATTCTACCATAACTTCTCATATTTTCTAACCATGCAAACCCAGGTTCACCGTTGTCTGTAATTCTTTTACAAGACTCTGTATAATCCATTCCAAGTTCTGCAAATACTGAATTATTAGAAGTCCAACCATATTGTTCTCTATGTGGATTCTTTTTATAGTTTTTGAGATTTAGATACTCTTCATCACTTGGATCACCAAATACAATCTCTGCTGTTCTACGAACATTGCCCGCAACTACACATTTACCTACAAGATTCATAATATCAACAATAACCGTAGAACTAATTGGAGATCCAACGTTTTCATCAAGAACCTTTCTTATACCTGTGTGTGACTCTTCTAATGGTTTGTGGCCACTTGAAAGACCACCAAAACCTTTAATTGGTTCTCCCTCTTTTCTTATTTTATTATAATTAAACTTTATAGGTGATGTTCCATGAAAATAACTCTCTAACAATAACCTTAAAGATTCTATCCAACCCTCCCGAGTGTCTGGAATTACATATAATTCTGAATTTCTATTTTTATTGGGGCCTTTAATTAGGATTTGATTTGCACCTTTTGTATCAAACCCAACTCCTACCCCCAACATTGATGCGTCCATCAAAAAACAAAATGGTTTTGCATAATCGTCTTTAATAGTAGATGTGGATACAAATGCACAATTGTTCAGTGCTGCATAAAGACCTTTTTCTTCTGTAAGTGGAGTTCCCATTGCCCAAAGACCTCGGCCGGGTGGTAAAAACTTCATATTGAATATCTTATCATACATTTCTTGAGCTGACCGCTGTGCTTGCCAAGGATTCCAACCAAGTTGATGAGAATCAATCCAATTCATTTGCATTGAGTAAGTGCCCTCTACAACCCTTTGAACAGTTTCCCACCATTGCTCGTTTTTTCCATCTTCCTTGATGCGAGAATAAGTTCTCATATAAACTAATTCTCCGAGTCCGTTAAATCCAAATGGGGGTCTTTTTCGCTTGTATTTATCTATGAAATTATCTGATAACTTGAATTTTTCCATATAAACTATCCCTCTTCAAATAAAATTAATTTTAGTACAACATTCATTCCAATACATCCATAAGTATAATATATATTGCATTCTATTACTCAAATCCATCAACTTTATTCATATCATCATATTTTTTTGATAACATTTTTCTTTCATATTCTTTTGAATTGTCCATTTTACCTTGTGCTATCTTTCCACCTTTAGTAGTCTCTTCATAAACTTGAATATTACCTATATTAGTATTAACTGTAGATGGAAATGTAATTCCATCTGGTCCAAACCGATTTTTAATCACATGAAACCTGCCTGTATTCGAAATTTTATCTTCAACTTTCCTACTCATACTCATTACAAAATCTGCAATCATAACTTTTGCGTAAGCCTCAGCAACTTTTGTTGCATCTATAATATGTTCCTCAAGTGCACTTCTGTTGGCTTGTGATGCTGTCCAAATTGGAACGTCAAACTCACCAGCCAGTCCTCTTAACTCCTCATATACATTTTCTAAAACAAATCTCCTTTCACTTCCCACTCCAACCAAAATATCTGCATAATCTACTATTACTAAATCAGGTTTAATTCCTTGTATTTCTGATTGTTTAAGATGAGATGAAAGAGTCTGAACTGAAGCTGATTTTGTTGGATAATATTTTATTAACAATTTTCCTTCCAACTCACTTATTATTTTTTCAACTTTTTCTTTATGAAATTTTATATTAGTAGTAGTAACTCCACTAAAAACAGTATCATATCGTAATCCAACATAAGCCTGATTCAATTCTAATGTATAATGGATTACTGACAATCCATCTCTAACTGCCCCTGCCGCAATAGACTGTAAACACCAAGTTTTACCAATTCCCGCTGGTGCAACAATAACTCCCAATTCTCCTGTACCTAATCCACCATCCATAATTTCATTTACAACATCCCACGGCGACTTTATAGTTTCCCTTGCATTTTTAGTAAGTCTTTCTTCTATTCCAATAATATAATCGTGTCCTAAATTTCTTTCTGCACCAGATCTCATCGCGTCATCTATCAATTTTTTGATTCCATCATAATCCTTAATTTCCAATAAGTCAACTGACTGTACAATGGCATTTTTCAAGACCTGGTTCTTACAAAAATTGAGAGTTTCTTCTTTTATGAACTCTAAGTCAGGAGATTCAATATTTCGCCAAGCTTCCTTCAGATTTTCTACAACTCCCGCTTTCAATATATCATTTTCAATTTCATCTATCTTAACTTTCAATACTTCCAATGTAGCATTGGTTTTATATTCCATAAAATACGAAACGATTGTATCTACTATCCATCTATTGGCATCTGACTCAAAGTATATTGGCTTTAAAATATCTAATACTGTTTGTGTAAAAACAGGATCTTCTAATAGAGAAGCTATAACTTTCATTTGAAAAGTAGGACCAAAGCTAGTTAAATTCTCACTCATAGTATAAATTTACTCTCCATATAATTCTTTTCTATTTTTTTCCCGTGTCTCCTTCAACTTCCTCTGTCTATATCGGTCTCGGGCTTTCCTCAGAATTTTTTCTTTGTTGCGTTCATAATGCTCCATCTGCCATCTCCTTTGAGCATCTTGTTGTTCTTCTTCTGTAAAATATTTTCGTTTTCTACCCATTTGTCATTTCAGCGTATCTATTCAACTGAGTCCAAGTTGTCAATAACCAACTATTAAGATTTGGAAATGTAGAAAATAATCTATCCTCGATAAACATTTTTTCAAATTGCATCTTGGCAGTTGGTGGTATTGATTTATTAACATTTGTGCTAATTTTTAGTTTTGCATTGGCTGATATATCAACTTCTTTCAGTTGCATTAATTTATAATTTCTATTTATAACATCGTCTTCAAGTACAACCTCGTTATTTCTTGCATAATCTTTTAACTCATCTATATCTATCTCTTTGTTTTCTAAAAGAAGTGGAAATTTTTTAATAATGGTTTTTAATCCAAATCCCTTTATCCCAGAAATATTATCCGACTTATCACCATCTAAAACTCTATACATAATAAAATTAGACGATGCAATTTCGTATTCTTCTTTTACACTTTCTGGAGTATATAACTTTTTCTTGGTTGGACTCCAAACTGAAACTCGATCATCAACGAGTTGTAAAAAATCTTTATCGGTAGACATTATTGTAACCTTACTCTCTGTGAGCACTTGTTCTGTAATATACGCAATAACATCGTCAGCTTCTACGCTGTCTACCGACAAGACTGTTAGAGGCAATTTTTCAAGGTATTCCACACATCTACTCAACTGCATTAACATAGAATGGCGTTCGTCTTCCATAGAACTAAAATCATATGATCTATTCAAACGAACTTTAGTTTTTCGTTTTTGCTTATATTCTGGATAAATTTTTCGGCGACGAGTAGAACCACCTTTACCGTCAAAAATAACAATACAACGGGTGGGTCCAAGCATCTTTATAGAGTAACCGATTGATTTGAGAAAACCAACTATTCCACCAACATGAACTCCATCATCATTGGTAGTTGGTATAACACTGAATACTCGTATAAAAGTATTCAGGCCATCTATTATCAATACCTTATCATTTGGCTTGCCTACATCTACATCGCCGCCGTGTTTCTTTATTTCTTCAAGAATAGATAAATATCGTTCATTACTCATCAGACTCCTCTGAGATTGTAATTTCGTCAATTCCAAAGTTCTTGTCATATTTCAAAATTGCTTTGTCGCAAATCAAATCATAACAATGAGATTTAAATCCCTCGTCTTCCAGCTGTTCTGACCAATCCTTAGACTGAAACTTTAATTCTTCTCCTTCATGGTTTTCCATAGAATACCATGCTCCACTTTGTTTCACTAATTTATGGTCTTTTAACACCTGTAACCAACTTCCATCATTATCTAGTCCACTTTCAAAGTAAAGATTGAAATCGGCATGTCTCATTGGGGGTCCAAGTCTGTTCTTAATGACCTGAGCTCTCATTTTAATACCAACTGTGTTCTTTTTAGAATCTTTGATTTGACCGAGATTTTTTAATCTGATACGAGTGGAAGCGTGAAATGGTAATGCCTTACCACCACTTGTTGTCCAAGGATCACCAAACATTACTCCAAGTCTGGTTCTGAGTTGATTTGTAAAGATAAGGGCAACTCTCTGTTTTCCTATCATCTGAGTAATCTTTCTCATAGCTTTACTTGTGATAATAGCTTTATCAGTCGCCCAACCTTCTTTATCAAAATCGCCGTCTAATTCACCTTTTGTAGAAGCTCCTGCTAAACTGTCAACCAAAATTGTTACAAGTCTATCTTTATCTGACTCACGAACTTTTGCAACTATTTCTACAATAGCCTCAAATACATCTTCAACTGTTTCCAAATGAAGATACAATAAGTTCTGAATTTCGATTCCAATTGCTTCGAGAAATTCTCTACTGACGGAAGTTTCTGTGTCAATATAAACAGCAACTCCACCTTTTCTCTGTGTTTCAGCTAAAATATGAGAACCGAGCAAAGATTTACCACTTGACTCCAATCCATTGATTTCAGTAATTCGGCCAACTGCAACTCCACCGTTAGGTTTGTTTGAAATAGCCAAATCCAACACAGTAGAACCTGTAGATACAAATTCCTTAATGTCTGTTGGAGTCGGGTCTGAGCCGTCTAGAAAATAAGCTACCTTATAATCTTTGAATTGGTTATTTAACTTTTCAGCGAGAACATCTGCCAATTCATCTCTGACTGACATATTACACTCCCCCTACTTATTAAATAATTCATCAAATGCTTCAGATGCATTTGTTACAGTTGTTGTCTGTTCCAAAGTGGCTTCTGTAGCTGAATCACTTTCTTTTGTAGTTGTCTCGTCATCAGAGGGACTTAACCAATTTTGTAAAACTTCTGCAAGTTCATCATAAGACTGTTCCTGATAGATTTCTGTGATGTTCTTTTGATTTTCAAGAATACTTTCAAATACTGCCTTATTTTCAGTTACAGGAGTTTGATTTGGTTTTACACGAATATTTGTTTTTGGAAATGAAGATCCAACTTCTTCAGCTGTCTTGAACTCTACTACTACATCACGACCATTTACGGGATCACTAATATCACCATAATCAGGGTCTGCTATAATACTTAAAAGTTCTTGATAAACTGTCTTACCAAAACCCCAGAATTTAACACCCTCTCCTTCTTCGCTTTTTACTACAACGGGAGCAAAAGTTCTCATCTTGGCTTCTAACTTTTTACCAAGTCTCCAATCTTCCCTATTTCCGGAAGATTTTAGTTTATCTGCGAACTCTTCAATCGGGTCTGGACGACCAAAACTGATAGGTGACAAATAACTCTTTCCGCCCAAGTCATAATGAAAAAATAACTCAATGAACGGAATTGATTTATTGTACTTATAAGGTACTATCCTTATTTGAGTTTTACCAGGCTGTGGTTTCCAAAGATTTGTTGTTCTGGTGTTTGTTGTTTGAAGTTGTTCTAATTTCTTACGAATTGCATCAATATCCATTTTTTATTCTCCTATACATTTCATTTATTAATTAGTAATGATGTAACCATCATTCTGTAATATATATCAGCCAGATTCTAAAACCATCCAAGTTTTTTTGTAAAAAAAAAGTAGCTCATCGTTTTCACGTCTGGTGGTATGGTGGAGACTGAAAATAACGAACTACTTTAAAATTTTGAAATTTTTGGGGGTGTGAAAATACCATTTCACATTGAGCCACTTTGATAGATTACTTCATATCTCGTTTCCGAAAGTTACTTCGATTCTCTCTCAATGCTATTAAACATCGTTGAGGCGAATACAATTTCTAACCGATTGCTTTAATCCTCAAAGAAGATTTATTCAGCCAGTTCTCAGGGAGATTTCCTTTCGGGTACTCCCAATGAAGCGAAAAAGTTGGTTTACTTTCTCAAGTAGTGTTGACTCAAACTCCCGCACGGACTGTCATCCTAAAAACACCAACATTTAGGTGCTGATTCTCTACCATAGAGGATTGGGATACATTACAAGCCTTTATCAAAACCTGTTGTTCAGTCAACCCCACAGAAAGGTGTACGGCCTTTCTGCTTTGCCAATTTCAAATGTCAAAAAACTGTTGTCTATTACTATAGACTGATATTATATATATAAACCAAAAACGCCAAAACGTGATTTTTTTTTAATCATTAAAAAAAGTTGTCCAGTGCATTTAAAGCTGTTACTAAGGCGTATGATAAAATTCCCCCGTATCCAAAATATAACCATTTGTTCTCATACCAACTTGCCTTAACTAACTTAGCTTTCTTTTCTGTAATAGTTAAATCTTCTTCTAACGATGCAACCTTCTGATTAAGTAAATCTATTTCTAAAGTTTTTAAGCTATCTGAAATAGATAGAGAATCGGCTCTAACTTGTAATTCTTGTATATTTTTGGCAAGTTCATCCGCCTGTTCTTTAGTTAAAGTTGTTTGGGAAAACCCAAATGATAATATTAAAACAATTATTAGTTTCTTCATTTCTTCTTCGCAAAATCCTTCAAAAACTTAGCAGCGTCTTTTATCTTCTTTCTCTTAATAGGGTTCTTAGCTTTAGCTTGTGCTTTCTTAACCCGTTTCAGTTCCTTATCAACCTTTTTAACTTGTTTCTCAAGTTCTTCTTTCTTAACATCTATTTTCTTAACTTTGGATTTTTTTATTGATGTTGCTTTAGAACTCAATCCCATCAAACCCAAAATTAAAGCAACCAACTTAGCTAAAGTTTCCACTATTAATTTCCCTCTAAATTTCTATCCCACGTATTAACATCTATTATTGAATAAATTCTTGTCGGTATTATATTTAATCCATCTTCATTTGTGAGAAGTAATGAATTTTTATATTCTTCCCAGGGTACTGAAAATGTCTTGTCAAGAATACCTTCGTTTAGTGATCTGATAACTTCATTAAGTGCATTTATTGTATAAAGAGTATTTGTCTGTTTCTTCCTATGTAGAGAAATTGTATCTTTAACATTTTCCATAAAATCTTCTGAATGCTCTATATTGTATGTGCAAATTAACTGATGATAATCTTTTTCATTTTGAAACACATAAATTTTGCTAAATACTATTTCATTACACTCAATAATTACATCAACTGTGTCGTGTAGTCTGTTTCTTCGGGTGAATGTACACAACAATTGTGTTTTAGTCATAATATTCTCCAACCATAAATTGAGTTCTCATAATAATTTATTCCACTCCTTAATAAACATCAAGCTTTCCTTTTCTATCCGTATACCACTTACGATATTTTGCTGGAGTTCCAATAGTGATTGGGTTATCACCTGTTGCAGTCGAAATAAGTTTTTCAAGACTGGCTTTTTGTTTGCTATCCCCCCACTCCAAATCTTTTTTAGATGCTCTACTCATTACAAATATTTCTTTAATCTTTGCATTATATATCAAAATTTC